TCCCTGATCATCTTCTTTACTTTGTTGGCTACCTCACCAGCTTCACCAGCAAGGCCCAGCGCAGGGTAAAGAACCTGATGGGCTGACGAATAGATAGCTGTCTTTGCTGCCATCTTCTGGTATTCGTTCAAGCTCATGGGCTTAAACTTGTATACCTCATCGTAGTATTCCCACGCTTCTAAGTCGAATTCGTTAATCATTCCTCGGCTTCCTTCCACCATCGTTGTTCTGCGTCCAAGTTAAAGTAATCATCTAACTGAATCAATCCCTCATCCAATAGAAAAGCCACTACGACACTCTCACAAATGTCGTTCTGCTCAAGCAATAGAGCAAGGCCATAATTTTCTACGAGGGCTGCAATTTTACTTTCTAAATCAAACATTGTCAATATGCCTTAGTGATACGTAACATTACCGTGAATCTCAAGAGGACCAGGGGCTTCATTTAAAGACTTGATGACAAAGTATGCATCATCAAATGTTTCAAACTCTACCTCAATCTCACAGACTTCGTTGTCAACTTCTGCGAGGAACACTGCAAACCATTCCCCTGTGTCAACATCTTCGTAAGGCCCGTCGAGGTGCTTGTGGATTGTCATCATTTCTTTTTCTCCCTGATCCATTCTGTTGGGATTATTTCCTGTGCATACAGGAAGCCATGTTTGTCACACCAATCAGCATAGGATGTCTTAGATCCCTTCCTGATCTTAGCATTAGGATTGCTGAAAACAAATCGAATGTCAAGATCAGGATACTGCTCTTTGATGAGTAGATGTTTCTTTCTATCTGACGGAAGAAACCTACCCTTTGTCTCAATGAAGATACCATTTGGTAACTGAAAGTCAGGGGTGTAGTGTCTGACTTCTGACACAGCATACGGTATCCTCACCTCTTCATACTTGAATGATACCTTACGTAACTTTAGCCAAGCTGCTGTTCGTTTTTCTAAGCCTGAACGGAAACGCATTTGGGCGGCTCCCACAGTTGGTCTTCATACCGACGCAGCCAGAGCAGCCTTGCGTTCTCTATGACACGATCTTCTTCCCCACCGTAGGCACGAAGACAGGCCTCGTATAAGTCCTGTTCGGTTTCACAATCACCAAGAAGAACAGAAGCTTTAGCAGGACCAATACCGTATAAGCCTACGATGTTGTCTGCTCGGTCACCAGTAAGGATTTGCGTATAGAAGAACTTCAAACCCTCGAACTCTGTCATGGTTTTGAATTCACGCTTATTCGGATTGTAATGTGTACAAGGAATCTGCAACATGTCCTTGTCGATTGACACAACGATAGCATCAGACCCGTAGGCTGTAGCCCAGATGCCAATCAGATCGTCAGCCTCTTCACCCTTTGACACAATGGCAGACCAGTTGTCTTCCATGTGCTTACGTATTTCTTGTAGGTGTTGGGGTTTGTCTACGTCCTTACGGTTGCCTTTGTATTCGTGAGTGACAGCAATATCATAACGGAAGTTACCTTTACCTGTCAGGAATACTTGATAGTCCTCTTCGGTAGGCTCCCATAGAACTTCTTGTAGGGCCTGATCCAACAGATCGTCTACCTTGTCGATGGCATCATCAATGCTTTCGTCCTCACAGGAGAAGGCTGCTCGGTAGGCAAAAGGATCACCATCGATTAAAACCTGTTTCATTATTCATCTTTCTTTTTGTTTGCTTGCTCACGTTCTTTGGACCGTTGACGTTCTTGTTCGTTCATTTCTCTGATCTTCTCGGTGGGTGGTAGTGGTCCGTTATTCTCACCGTAGTAGCCATACTCATCAAAGTTAAATGCTGCAGATTTCTCACGGAACCAGTCATCATCTAGTGGGGTTCGACCTTCTGGTAGCTTAGCTTCTGGTTCTTCTTCCTCTGGCATCTGTGTCAAGATCCAGTCATACACATCAGCAATGTCTACCTTAGCTGCAGCACAGTGAAGGATAAACTTGATGCCTTCTTCTATCAGCATCGCCTGTGCATATCCATCCATGTGTAGCTGGTAGGTAGCACTACCATCCTCATGCTCTTGGACACTCTCTACTCCGATAACTCCAGGTCTATCACGCATTGTCCTTGTCCTCCTGTAAAATAGCACCAAAGTATTCTAGCAAACGTTTAGCTGCGTGTAGATCTGCGGTAAGCTCCGCATAATCTTCGGACATTGCTTCCGTAATCTTCGCACGTTTTTCTATGATAGTAATCTCTTCAGTCGTCCATTGAACCACCTGACGTAGCCTTACGATACATACACTGTCGATCAGGTCTAGGAAAGCATCGCCTTTGTTCTCCATCTCCTCGAAGATGTCAGTCCACATTTTGTTTGTGTACTCAAAGTTCATCACTTCTCTCCTTCCATCAAAGCAGCCCAACTCACAGGGAATAGGTCACTCATCTTCTCACTGATCTGTTCAGCTACAATACGTGACTCATACTGTGTGTCAGAGGCACAGCGTAGCTTACACATAGCAGCAAAGGCATCAAGGCTACCACTCCAGTACCACTCAGTCATGGCAGACTGTGGCAGTACCATACGTGCTTGCTCAGGTGCTACACCATAACTCAACAAGTATTCGTAGTCTCGCAGGGTGGCTTTGCACATAGCCTTTACTAGCCCTGTCGATAGTTCAACAGTACCTTCAGATCCCTGCTTCTTATCAGCACTACGGCCACGCCACTGGTCAGGTACATAGAACTCAGGGTCATCATCTACGTAGCGACGACTGATCTCATTCCACCGTAGGAACTTATGCTTCACTAGCTGACGTGCCACAAAGATAGGTGCCTTGACATGGAAGGATGCAAAGGCATGGCCGAAGGGTGACAGGTGCTTGTGCTTGGCTAAGTAATGGATCAGCCTGGTGTCACGTTCATTAACAACAGGCATATCCCCACACCAGTCAGCCATTTCTACCCATCTTTTCTCTTCGCAGTGGGATTTCTTACCAAAAGATACCCGTGCTGCATTAACTACAGACAGGTCACTGCCCATGTGGTCGATGTATGTTGCTTGGATCATGTTATCCCCTACCTGTGAGTAGGCACCCCCAAGCACGCCCTAGCGGGCTGTCGAAGGGATGCCCAGAAAGATTATTACCAGCGGTCTTCTGCAGTAGCCATCTCTTCGAATGGCACATGCTCAATGACACCGATCTTCTCAAGCCGGACAGAGGCGGTAGATCCTTCACCGTAGATCGAAATCTTTACCTTTGCTTTGGTGCCATTACCAAGTGCACCATCCTCTACGAAGTCCCACTTCTTGTTGGTTGTGCCGTGAGTTACACCAGGTGCACCACCGAAGTCTTCGATACCCGAGGGGTGCACATTGGGGCGCTTGAGTTTCATACCTGCACGACCACCAGCAACATCGAAGGGCTTGATCATCTTGTTGCCCATCGACACCTCGGGGAAGCCCAAGGCTACCATACGGTTTACCTCGTCGCTGTCCTTCGGGACAAACACAACATTGAATTGACCATTGGTTTTCTCGTGGAATTCCGAGTCATCCATGTTGTCTTCGAACACACGAGCATAGAACAGTTCGCCTTCGAATACACCGTATTTAGTTTGTTTCTTCTGAGCCATGTCATTCTCCTTTGCTGGCTGAGTTATCTAGGATAGCTGTGATAAGTTGAAGTGTCAACACAAAAATCACAGGGCTTATTGCAAATAGGATGGGGCCAATCAATGGGTATCCTTCCAGTTCTTACCGATGTCTGTTGACCCAGCTAATGGGCAGAGCATACAGAATTTTACCCCTGTGTCAACAATTGATTGACGTTGGATATCACCAAGACGTTCTGCTGTGCTGTAGTCACCAGCTACTTCTGTCTGCCACTCATCGTGTGGCCATGTGACAAGCTTAAAGTCAAAGCCTTGTTCCTTTGCTTGTCGTGTCCACTGCAGGGCTGCATGTTTCATGATGACAGACTCACCGTTCTGCAGCATACCTGCCAGTGTCTTGTGCTCAGAGGGAACCTTGACCTTACGTCCATCAAGACCACGGAACCAACCACGTTTGGCAACATAAGGGATGATCTTCTTCTTTAGCTCTGACAAACCTTGGATGGACTCCATGAAGTTGTCAACAGCTTGGCCTGCCTCACGAGTATTCACCTTGAGTATCTGTGCAATCTTTGCATTACCAGCACCAAGAAGGAATGCATAGATGAAAGTCTTGGCCATGTCTCTGGTGATGTGTGACATACCGAGTGCCTTGCGGTTTAGGTTATGGATATCCGTTTCGTCTTCCTTCTTACCTGACACAATAGCATGGACATACTCCTCGGACTGCATCAGGTGGGCCAGCACACGTAGCTGGATGCCTTCTGCGTCTGTCCCTACCAGCCAGCTACCCTTAGGCACACACCACAGTGCACGAAAGTCACCGTCATACCGAGCCTTAACCTCTTCGACAGCAGTCTTTGGTGTGCCATGGAAGGCCGAGGGAATGTTTGCTTGGTTAGGGGCAGAGTGTGCCATACGTCCTGTCCATGCACCGATGTGTGTGAACCTGCCATGGATACGGCTGTCAGCACCAACATGACCAAGCCATTCTTCTAGGCTAGACCTACGTCCTTCGATGGTCAGCCACTCGGCCAGACGTTTGGCACCAGCAGGTGCAGTATCTGGAAGGGTGTTAAGGTTAGCCTCACTCATGGTCCAGCCGTATTTGGCAAACTTAACGCCACGATCCTCTTGATTGTTCTCTTTCATACTCGATGTGTCCTTTTGTCTTTTCGTATGGCTCCCAGCCTGCTTCCCACATGCGTTCGATACGCTGCTTGGGTGAGCCAGGGTTGAATTCTACCCAGTCATAACACACTAGCTCAGGGGGTTGAACAGACCAGTCAACCTTTGTCTGATAGTATTTGTCTCTTGCCTTTGTCACCGTAGAGAAATCACCACCATCCTTTTTCTTACGGTAGATAACACGATGCACCTCTTCCAGCTTCGGTGGGAAGTCCTCTTGGAAGCCAGCTTCTAGCTGTGCCATGCGGTCCTTGATCTCGGTCAGAAGTTCTTTTGCTTTCTGGTGGTCAAAGTAGAAACCATTGGCTGTCATC